CTGCTGGCACACCTTCAGGTGTTACCCACAACTCAAACTGTGATTCCTGCCAAGCGTTAATGAAGTCAAAGAACATCCGCTTACCATTGTTATCCCACCAGACTTTGTTCTCTTTGTCTGGGTTCTCTTTTGTGGCACGACCAGCTACACGCCAGTCTGTTGGATTGGTACCTGACTTAGCCTCTACATCTGCAATGGCTTCAAAGAACGATTCGTCCCAAATGCTATCCCATGTCACGAATATCACTCCAAACCATATAAATAAAACCTGCGACAGCAGTAAGAGTAAGAACGACAAGAGCAGTTACAGAAATTGCTGCAAGTAGTTTCATATATTTTTCAATTGTCATTAGTCTCAACCTTTCCTGCTACTAATTCCTGGGCTTGCTTTAAGCCAGTGATGATGTCAGGGTTTGTCTCCTGCTCAATGAGGTTCTCAATCCTAGCACCTAAGTTCTTGCGCATAACAACTTCAGCTTCCACAAAGGACTGCATGAAGGCATCACGGCTAATAATCTTTGCGTGTTTGCGTCCCATTACTGCTCCCTATCTATCGGTGTAACAACTGTTGCAAGGCTGTCGCAGAGAACGCATCGGGCAGTTGTCCCGTACATTCCAATTTCAAAGTCAGTGTCAAACTTACACTGGACATTCCACCATTCTGATCCGCAGGGACAAACTCGTATTGGACCGAGTGAACGGTAGTCTGCTTCTGCACCCTGCGTGGATTGTATGTTTCCAAGTTTATGCTCCATTAGAACGGTACATCCGCGTACTTTGCTTTGTCTAACTTCTTCTGATGTTCAGCCAGTAGGAACTTCTCAGCTGCTGAGTGAAATGCACTACCGCCAACGAAATACCATGCTGGCTCTGATGGTGCTTGCAAGTTGCGCTCTAGCTCAAATGCTTTGCCACAGCGTAACCATGATGTAAATGCACTGAATGATCTATGTTGTATTTGTGTTTCTTTCATGGGTGAACCGTAGCACCGCCTATGAATGACATGTCAACTGGTTAGCATTTTCGGCGTGGCGCGAACTTCTATTTGCTAATGGGGTTGGAATGTGTATAATCGGAGCGAAGCGACGGCGGTAAATACAGGGGAGCCTGAAGGCTCTGGTTGAGGCGGCAAGGCTGATAGCCTCTAACAGTAAAACGGCAAAAAAAATAAAGCCCCTCCAAAGAGGGGCCATACTTTTAATAACTTATTTTGATGCAGTTGCCTTGAAATGATTGTAAGCACCAACTGCAACTGGGCCAAGTACTGCAACGATTGCAGCCCAAGCTACTGACTTCAGATGGTGGTTACCTGTCTGCCAGATTGATACTCCAGCAACGAGTAGTGCTGCGAGGTAATGCTCCAAGATCGCTTTATTGATCTTCATAATATCTCCTATAGGTAGATTAGTTTGTCCACTTTGGTCGCCCAAAGCCGACAACAAATACTACCATTTTGCGCTTGTTTGCCGTCTGATAAGCACGGATTTTTAAGCATACTTCTCCGCCATTGGCTTCAGCTCCAGTGGTTCCATCAGGAACTGTGTTGCCTTCTACAGTTGTGATAGTGCCATCACCGTTGTCTTTGACAACAATGCCCACATGCTCAATGCCTTTGCCGTCAAAGTTAAAGAACACAATATCGCCCGCCTGAGGCTTTGCAGTCTCATGGTTGAACCATTGACCCGTTCCCTGGAACAAAGTGGCTCCAGCGGGCGTATAGACGCAATTAGGCATACCTTTGAAGTTGATCTGTGCCGCTGTCCACATGACAAAAGAACCGCACCATGGCTGGCCATCGTGTCCTGTAAANTTGCCATAGATAGTTTTATTAGAATTTGCTGGGGATTCCTTGACACCTACCTGAGTGCNNGCCTTGGCTACGAAGTCATCTTTCTGAGTCATTGCCAGATCAACCTNTCTGCTANATCACCTGGGTTGCATAGGTCTGCCTCTGGGCAGATGGGATAACCTGCCACTGCGTAACACTCGGCTACCAATTCAGAGCAGATGTAACCATCGTGCTTAGCAAGGTATGAGATGAAAGACTTTGGGAAGATCTTGATGCCTAGCGCACGAAGTGCAAGCATGAAGATGATGCCGAAATTGTATGGCCGTCCGACTGCGTTATTGGCATGAGCGACAATCTTTGCCCGCTGCTCATCGGTAAGTTCCTCGTGCATGTTCCATGCGATCTTTGAGTACTCAGTAACAGGGCTAACAGCAACGCCAGTAGGATTAGCTTCAACAATCTTGCCATCGCCAATGTAGATAAACGCATGGTTCCAGCGAGATACCGTTCCTAGTCTGATGAGTTTGGCAAAGAATCCGTTACCTCGGATTACTCCGTAATCACCAATACGTGGCTCGTAGGTCATTTATCTTCCTCTAGCAAATCTTGTAGATGTTCAATCTCCTGTTTCTCAAGTTTGAGAATGTGGCGGATGATAAGAGCATCACGCTTGGTCTGACCAATCATGGCGATACCGATAATAAGTTCAACTGTTACTGCAAGCCATGAGGCTAGGTTCATCCACTTGACATAAGATGCGTCATCGCCAAACCAATGTGGGCGAATCCACCAGATAATAGTTACGGTAGTCCAGCCAATAACAAAAAACCAGTTGCGGATAACGCCCTGTACCCACCAAGAAATCTGTTCGCTGAAGGTAAGGACATCGCCAGTTGTTTCGTGGATGTACTTTTTCTTCAGTGGATTACGCATTATGCTCCCTGATGTGTTGCTCAAACTTGCCGTTAAGTACGCCTACTTCTACCGCTATACCTTGCTGGCGCTCAACTAATGTCTCTACCATTGGAATAACTTGTTTGCGGATAGCATCATTAAGAGAGCCACCTGAGTTTGGCATTACCTCATGCTTGATGTGCTTAATATCGCTCATCTCTTCACGTAATACATTCTGTACGCCATGCTTAAATACATACCATATTCCAGTACCAGTGGCACCAATTGTAAATACTGCGTTATAGGCAATTGTTGTAATGTCTGTGCTGGTCATTGCGGTTCTCCCTGTTTTATAGCGTACGGAACTGTAGATAAATGATTCCACCAAAGCCTTTGAATCGGCGATCAGGTGGAGTCATGCGTTCAAAGGTAATGCTCTCAATGACACCTTGGACAGTCTCATTGTTGGTAAAATCTTGCAATGTAAGGACATTTCCTGGGCCTTCAAGGGTTTCAATGGCAAGCAAGCGTTCAGCAGCACGACCTTCATAACCAGTGGTCATGTTGTATCGGTCGCCTTCAAAGTCAAAGTTAAGAAGCGGCAAGGTAATCATGCGGGTACGGTGAACCGCAGGTAACGCCTTTAGTTGGTAGCCGTTAAAGGTAGTTGCGGCAGACAGATCCGATGTCGGATAGATTGTAAACTTGAGCGCAAGGGAAGAGCGCTCAGTCTGTAGATTTGTAGCAATATCAAGGCTGAGATTGAAGTTTGGATCAACGGTAATGATGTCCGTTGTCGTTCCATCATCAAGAACTGTTGACACCTTGATGTTAGACACCACTGGGTTTTGAGCAAGGAGCTTAACCAACTTGAAGTGCTTGTCCTCAAGGGTAAGGAAACGGATTAAACCAGTCTGGATATAACCAGATGCAACCAAAGTGTTTGCCTGAACATAAGTGCCAAGGCCAGTTACGCCAATAGCCAATTTATTGCTACGGCCATAAACCGCTACGGCAACTGCATCATTGGTTGATGGCACTTGTAAATGAGTGGCATATGCCATTTGGTTGACGCTAAGGTCACGACTAAGATCAATCTTAACTAAGCCAGATTTTAACGTGCCAACACCATCTGAGTCAATGTAATTGCTGACCGTGCAGTAGGCATAGCGATCATTGAAAGCGATGCTGTAGCAAGGACCGCCTGCAAGGTTTGTACCGCTGGCTGGGTCATAGCCGTTGGTGACAACGGTGAGTGGGCCGTAGGTGATGTAACCTGATGAAACGAATCCTGATGTATCAATCTGTCCTACACGAATACCCTTGTTAGTTCCAAAGACCATGTACTTGCCAACGTATGCGCCAAGGGAGTAAATCAATTCACCATTTGGCATGTCAGCTGCGGTGAGGGCTTTGGTTAAGAGTGGGACTTGGCCTGTTGTGTCCAAAGACAAGCGGTAAACGCTACTGCTGCTACCTGCATAACCGCCAATGTAGATGGCGTTAGGGCCTTCACAGATACCAGTCCATACCCAGTTGGAGTTTGGGTGGGCGTAAATTGGCAGGTTGTTATTGCTGGCAAGGACTGCGGTACCTGTTAACCCTGTGGCAAATGCTACGTCAGCATTGTTATGGTAAAACGATACGCTTGTAGGAGTAACTGCTGTTACTGACCAGGTGCCGTTGTATGCCGCTGAGATGCTGGCTACTGTGATCTGGCTACCAACTGAGAAGTTGTTGGCAGTTGATGTGGTTAGCGTGGCGATATTTGTAGATAAACCAGCAGCTGTAACTGTGTAAGAAGTAATCGGGCTTACTTCGTAGATGTAGTTGTTAACGCCAGCAATTAAGCGTTGCTTAACCCAACCAAGTTTTACACGGGTTGTGACAGTGCCAACGGCTGATGGGTAGGTGAAGATAGATGTACCAGAACCGCCTGCTAGTGTGCCACGATAGATGTCTGTAGTAGATGCGGCATAGTAATACTGGCCATCGGTTGCAATATCAAGGATATTGCCAGAGCCACCCCAAGTAATGCTTGTGTTGCCCGCAGGGGTAATGCGGGTAAGGGTGCCACCGTCTGCTTGGAACAAGACATCGGTTGCATTTACCGCATCGTATCCGCCAACAAGGAATGGGCGGTTGGTTGCAGCTTGGGTAAGTGTGACATCTGGAAGCAGGGTTGTCTTGCCGATGTTAAAGACATCTACGCCAGCTGACTTGTTGAAACGGTAAGCAACTGTCTCGCCTTGGATTGGTTCCTCAAAGCGAATACCAGCGCCGTAGTGGAATGAGGATTGGCTACGAAGCCACCATGAGGTAAGCGTTTGCTCGCCTGGTTCCTTCTGCATATCAATTTGTTGCTTGCGGTACTGGGCAGTCTCACGCTTGTATGGATACTTCTCGCTAATGCCAAGGAAGAATGGGATACCGCCGACAGCCACATCATATGTGTTAGAGCTGTTGATGTAGGTGGTTCCGCTGGTTACTGATGGTTGACCAACTGGATCAACTGGACGCTCTGCAATATGGATTTTGCCGTCGTATGCCACACCTACTCCTTAGTTTGTTCCAATAAAAAAGCCCCACCGAAGTGGGGCTAGGTACTGCTAGTTACTACGCCTTGGCTGCGTTGAGCAGGTTGTTAATATCGTCTTGGGTTAATCCAAGAGCGATTAACTTAGCGTTAGTTGCAGCAAGAGCTGCTGCCTTTGCTGCGTCTGCTTCGGCCTTAGCCTTGGCATCTGCCTCAGCCTGTGCTGCTGCTGCCTGCTGTGCGGCAATCTCTTCCGCTGTAAGTGGGCGGGTAGTTACTTCCTGTGTCTCACAATTTACCTCTACGGCAACTGGTGTATCAGACATTTTCGTTCTCCTTTAAGTATTGTGGTGCATATTGATTAAGTATTTCTAACGCATATTGAATTTTATCTTCAACTCGTTGTCCTGCTGGCTGTGCTTTAGACCAAAGTTCCAGATTTTCTATGCGATTATCTGAACGATTACCATTCTTATGATGGACAGTCTCGCCTTTGGTCAATAGTCTGCCAAGATGATGCTCCATCACAAGTCTATGTTTGCCTACAGCATTAGTTCTTTTATGCGGGTCTGACACATAAATATATCCATCTTGTTCGTACCATCCTTTTTCAAGGGTGACAGATGGGTCGCCATGTTTTTTATTTCTAAAATAGTGAGTTAAGCAATAACCCTTTGCATTATGAGGATTTTGGCAACCTTTATATTTGCAACCAACTTCTGCCCTTGATGATTTGCCACGCTTGAATTTCCTTGGGTCGCCAGTCCTCATCCAGCGTTTGTAATGCATGTCGCACATTTTGCGGCCCATTACTTTTCTACCACAATTGTCTATCTGGCAACCAGCTGTATCTTTTGGTCTAGGCATAAGGAGATTGTACTGTATCTGTCATTGTATTGCTCCTTAGTTAGTTGTGGCTTAAATGCCGTATAAGTAAAAACTGGAATTTGCGAGTATATTTACACCACTTGCCGCCGTTAGCGTTAAACTTGCAATAGCGGCTGTGTTAGATAATAAAAATGCTTTTATATAATTTCCCCAACCAGTTGTTGAGTTATTTTCAGCAAGTGAGTTTAACGACATCGGCTTATATGTTGAGCCAGCATAATTTGGAACATACAATTCACCTGATGAAAATGTGTTGCTTGTCGCAGGCGCACCTTCTACATATTCGTGATAAAACCAGGCTACTCCTGTGTTATTGCTAGATAATGTGCTGGAATCATATCCAAGCAAATAAGTTTCTGAATATCCTGTCGTTAAACCGTTGAAAGTTAAACGAAGATTAGTTCTTGCGCTTGATGATAAATCAGTTCTAACGCTCGTTTTCAACACCAAATCCTTATAGGTTTGCGGAATTGACGAGAAGGTAACGGATGCGGCTGATGAGCCGAGGACTTGGGATGAGATGAGTGTGTATGTGGACATTAGGCAAGCCTCTCAGGTGCGTACTGTTGGAGTATTTCTAAAGCATATTCCACTTTGTCCTCTATTCTTTGGCCAGCGGGTTGAGCCTTTGACCATAGTTCTAAGTTTTCAATTCTGTTATCATCTCTGATACCGTTTTTGTGATGCACTGATTCAGTTGGCAGTAATGCTCTACCAAGATGCTCAGCCATCACAAGCCTATGCTCGTAAGTATATCTGCCATATTTTCCATTACCAGCAGTTGTTCTTATTTTGACATATCCATCTTCGTACTTTTTTCCTATATTTATTTTTACTGATGGGTCATTGTACAAAGACCAACGACGATAGTGCATTTGGCAATAGCCTCTTGCAATAATTGTTTTATTACAATCATCCATTGTGCAGATTTTATCTTTAGTATCAGGCACTTTTTATTCCGTAGAGTTGGGCTGTAGTGCCAGCATTAATATTTGAACCAGTTGTTAAATATTGCATTGTAATACTCGTTATTGCAGAAGTGCTACGCCATAATCCAACAACTCTATCTGTGTTGCCACTGCCATTCTTGTCAGAACTTGTCGTACATAAAACTGTTTTGTATGTGCTGCCAGTGTAAGAAAAAATATCAGCAGTAATAAATTGCGGAATTGTTATTGATGAACCGCCATAGTTATTTGTATATAACGATGTATCGCTAGTTCTATTGCCACTAGCGGCTGAAGTTCCATCGCCAACCAAATATGTCATAGAATAATTTGTTCCAGAATCAGCATTAAATGTTAATGTTAAATAACGATTTGCCGCTGATGAGTTACCCACAAACACCAACCGCAAATCAGTCCAACTTGCCGCGATAGAGGAGAAGGTAATAGATGCGGCAGCAGTGCCTAATGTTTGCGATGCGATTAAATCGTAAGTTGCGGTAGCCATTAGTTAATCCCATACAGAGCGAAGGTTGTGTTGGCGGCGAAATACTGGTACCAAGAGTTGATAGTTATAGATGTAATTGCAGAGGTGCTTAACCAAACTGCCGAACTAAGCGCAACTCCAAAGTTTGTACTTGTTGTATTGTTATTGCTTCCAGAAAATACCCTTACAGTTTTGTTTTTTGTAGTGGATGCATAGTCGTGTATATCCCAAATAGACACACCCCATGTTGCTGTGTCGCTAGAACCGCTATTTGGCTCTCCATACTTGGGAGAGAAGTTTATTGTCGGCGCACCGTTAGGGTTTGCTGCTGTAACCGCTGTGCCATTTCCTGAGAGTGTGTGGGTAACATAGTTTGAACCTGTATCGCCATTGAAGATTGCACTCATAGAATTATCTGAAAATGTAGTTGTTGCTAAATCTTTTGCAATAGCACGAATCTGCAATGATTTGTAAGTTCCAGATATTCCAGAAAAAGTAACGGATGTTGTAGTTGAGCCGCTAACCGTCACCGTAGCAATGTTGTAGAAGGAGGATGGCGGAATAAGGTGACCCGAAATTTGCGAGGCGTAAATACCAAGAATAGGTGACATTATGCAAGGTCCCCTACTACTAACCAGTTATTGGCGCTTGTCTGGATGCACGAAGCGGCTGAATACTGCACACGAGTTTTTGGGGCAGATGGAGTTGCACCTGTAGAAGTAATCGTCACACCGCTTCCTTGAGTAATCGTTGTGGCACCAGCGCCAGTCTGTGCAAAGTTTAACACAGTACCGATTGGAAAAGCCACAGACGAGTTAGGCGGAATAGTCACCGTGTTGGCAGAAGCATTTGCAATAGTGACAAGGGTGTTATTGCCATCTGCCAAGACAAAGGTGTAGGAAGCAGTCTGGGCATTGACAGCAAGGGCTGGAGTGACGTTGGTATTGGTCAGTAAGGAGACGGCCATTAGAGTGTACTTCCCGTCGCAATAAAGTCAGTGTTGCCTGTGGTGGAATAGACGGTTAGAACATCGCCATTGGCTAATGTCCATCCCGGCTGCTCAACTAAGGAACTGCTGGCTGGAATGGTGTAGTTGTAGAAAAGGTAGTAAGCAGAACCACCAGACTTGGTGATGCTGACACGGATTGAATCATTGGTTCCGCCACGGTTGCAGGCATTAAACGATGCAATGATGGTTCCGTTAGTTGAACCAGTTACTAGCGTTGTTGATCCAGCTGCCGATGGGGTTGCGTTGCCGAGTACGAGATAGGCTGCCATTACGCCAAGTCTCCAATCAACTGAAAGGTGTTGGTAGCCGTGCAGACGATTGAGGCTGCTGAGTATTGGACACGCAACTTGGTTCCTGTGCCTGTGACAGTTGAGGTTCCATCGCCTTGGACAGTTACCTGTCCTGTGCCAATCTGCTGAATGTTGATAATCTGACCTGCGCTAAAGACACCCGCTGGGACGGTTAGGGTGATAGCACCTGAGTTGTTGAGCGTAACCAACTTGGCTGCATCGGCTAGGACTGGGGTGTAGGTAATTCCAGTCTGGGCGTTAATGCCAATGGCAATCGTTGGGGCTGTGCCAAAGACTAGGTTGCCAGAGCCTGTCTCGTCTGTAACAAGGGCTGCGAGGTTGGCTGAGGTTGATGTACCAAGGAAGGTTGCCAAGGCTCCTGTAACGCCGTGTGCGCCCGCTGTAAGGGTTGTACCGTAGTGGGTCTGGGCATCTGTCAGATCCTGAGCTGTAATGACGTGGCGGACAACAGCGCCAGCATTATGGCTTACTGCTGTAGTTCCGTTATACCCACGAGTAATAGTCAGGGTTAGACCCGACACGCCAGTGACGGTGACAAGTTCTTCAGCCGCTGTGTTGTAGTCAAGGGCAAGGACAAACGGATAACTGGTTGGGTAGCCAGTTGTGCCAGCAACCGTAACGGTAGTGGATGATGAAGTGATACCACTGGTAATAGTTGTATCTTGCGCCACAGCGCTGTAGTAACGAGATGCCATTGGTTGTCCTTAGCTTGTGTAGTGCGTGCGAGGTGGGTACTGCTCTTGAAGGCGACGTACTTCAATAAGCAAGCGCTGTTGGTACATCTGTTGAATTGATCGTCCGATATTTGCAGCTGAGCCAATTGGATCTGACTGACCTTGTGAGTCTGCTTCTGCTGTCTGGGCTGGGACACGGCCAAGATCTAGGTACATCGCTGTACGGTAAGCAGCGCCAAGGACAATGACTTCACGGGCTGATTCTGGCAAGCCAGTAAGGCTTGAGAAATCATCTGTGTCGTAGGTAAGCGTTGATGGCTTCTTGGTGTAAGTAACCATCACTGTACGACCAGGAATGATGCCTTCACGGATTGAGATGGTCTTACCGCTGTTCCAATAGGTTGGGTTAGCCATACGGTCTACACGGTAGTGGCGCACTGGGAGCCATTCCTTAGATGGGCCGATGGTCTGCCATGAGCAACCAAGAATATCAATTGCCTCTTGAGGCAAGACATAGGTAGTTACCGCAGCTTGGAATGGAAAAGTTGTGTAGTAAACGCCGAACAAATCTGGGTAGACCGCATCAATGGCAAGGTTAACGTTTCGGCGGATAACTGATCGCGGAAAGGAAGGCGTGATAGTCACACGAGTACCAGAACTGTGAGTAGTGGCTACCGTGTCACGAAACCCTCGGCCATATGATGGGACAGTTGCCGTATTTGTAGTACGGTCAAATGAGTCCACCCAGATAAGTTCATCGTCAATCTCAACCAAACCACGGGTTAGCACGGTGCCATCGGCAACTGTGAATGTGGTGGCGGTTGAACTTAATGATGCTGTGAGATATGTGGCTTGATCCTGACGGTTTGTATAACCAGTCAGGGCAAGAGCCGTCTCGTCAATGATATTTACAAATGTTGTCACGATACGATCCTCGCTGCCGCTTCATTTTCGCCAAGGCCAAATGTGCCAGCGAGTAGGTTCAAAATGCCTGGTGTATCTTCAAGATAGTTTTTGCCACCATGGCGTGATGCATAGATCTGATTAAGCACGTCAATGCCACGAGTAGCATTGTGTGAACCAAGAACAACTGTTCCCCACTTGAGAGCAGCACCATCAAAATCGTACTGTGGTACACCATTGATAATGGTGCCTGCCAAACGATTGAGATGATATGTTGCAGTTAAGCCGTCTCCTGATGCCATATCAGATCCTTTCTAAAATTGGTTAGTTACTTAGTTCCGCCAACGCCGTCATACTGACCGTATGGATCTTGTGGCTTGCCTGATAGCTTGTCGCCAGTCTTGCCGATCATGTTGCTATTGCAACCGCACTCTACGCACATGTTATTTACCCTTCTTTGCTGGTAGGACTTTCTTCAAATTTGGATTAGCCTTCTTAGCGGCTGGTGATGCCTTACGAGTTGATGAAGCAAGAATTGCTCCAGCTGACTCCATTGATACGCCTGACTTCTTAGCAATAGACTTTTGCGCTGCGGCAAAACCCATACCCTTCTTAGCTGCCATTAGACAACTCCCGCTTCTGTGAATGACTTTGCAGTCTGTTTGTTTATCTTGCTTGTCGCTGGCATTACGTCAGCGTTGTATGCCTTGCCTAGAGTTTCGCTTGCCTGATGGGCTTCACGAATAGCCTGTGTGGATGTACCAGCAGGTTGAATACCCTGCGCTCTTGCATCACGATAAGATTGAAGTTCCTTATCCCACTTCTTCTGGGACATAGAATCGGCTCGTCCAGCGTCTCCTGTGTTGAGTTCTAGTGTGCCGAG